GGGTTTAATTTATTAATTTTTTATATTCTTTCAAAAGTCAATTTTTACCCGTTTCTTTAATATCTTTCGCCACACTTTTAAAAATCGTGCGGCTTTGGTCTAAAAAACGATTTTCAATGTCTTGCCACTTCTTGTCTAAGTTTGAAAAGTGCTTATCTGGTGGTGCTATTTTAGTAGCAGGTTCATTTTCGCTCAAATTCAACTGCTTTTTATTCTCAATTTGAAAACCTAACTGATTTGCGACTTCATCTTCAACTTGTTTAACCACTTCATCGCTAACTTTGTCTTTATCCACCATCTTTTTAAAGATTTCAAAGATTGACTCAATTTTAGATTTATCTAATTTTGCAAATTTAAATTGCGGATAGTGTGGCTCAGCAAAATTCAAGTCAATCAGGTCAGCAATAATATATTGGTTAATGTGTGCCTCCAATTTATCCAAAATACTCTGCAAGCTCATCTGAAAAATACCAGCTTGCGTGTTCGACAGTGCATAACTTCCGCTCGAACTTTTACCTTGCGTTCCTAAAAGCATAAAATTCGCCATGAAGGCAAAAGCCATTTCACTTTTTTGGCGTTCAATGCTTTGGTGTGGATCTCGGCCATCGCTTTCCAGTGTTTTGATATCATAGCCAAACGGCACGCTAACCGCCGAGTTAGTTTTACCAAATTTACCGATTGCGTGAATTATTTTTCGCATTACTCCAGAATCCACGCCCAAATGCTCTTGTGTTTCAGTTAAAATCTTTGGCTTAATTGCATCATTTTGCAAGGCGATTGAATCTAAATATTCCAACTTTTGCTTTTTATCGTAGTTTTTAAGTTATTCCAGACAGTATCATTACGAATTTTGTCCAAGAATTCATGACCTTGCCAAGTCAGTGACCGAGCGATAAGGCTCATCTCATTTAGAGAAGAATAATCTATCGCTTCAATCAGCCCTGCACTTTGCAATAACTTAAAATGAAAAGATACAGTTTCTGAATCGAAACCAGTAAATCCATCAGGTAATAAACTCCCTCTAGCCTCTGACTGACTTTCCAATTTAAGCAATATAGAGCGAATTAAATCCCAATTACGTTTCATTCTTTGTTATTTCTTGGCCAAAGCATATCCACAATCTCATCATAAGATTTAGATTGGCTTTCTGCTTTTTCAGCCTCACCAATAAGACGATCCATTTCTTTTACTGTGTCATCAAAAGGCATTTCATCAGTAAATTTTTTATGGATGCGATACAAGACTGCATCTCTCATTCCAAATTCTACTGGCTTTGTCAGTAACTCATACATCCATAGCATCAGATATTCAGACAGTTTAATTTTTTCACCAGAATGACGGCGAGCTGTATTTTTCTTGAAAAGATCATCATCTGTGTATTCTTTTCGCATTTAGAGCTCCTGTAATTCAATCAGCAAATAGCTTTTAGCTTGAGTACGTTTTAACACTTTAAATTTGGTGCCTGATTTAAATAATACTTCATCTTCATTCGATAATACACTTAAGCTTTGAATTATTTTCCCGCTCTTACTATGAATTAGCAATCTATGAGGTAACTTCTTAAAGCGTTCATCACTATAGCTAGAACTTGAAAATCCCTTCTCTATTACAACACTTCCAACAACATATGAAGATAACACACTCTCTGGTAAATCAACATCACGCCAAACTTTACCTTGGTAAGATGGTATTTTATTTAGCGCATTATTAATGACTTTAGCCATCATAAGCATTGAAGGGGTTGCTTTATCTTCCCTTAATTGAGAATTTATTTTTGCATAACTGTTAGCAGTATAATCTCGAATCGAAACCGCCTCTTTAGTAGAAAGGTTATATTTTTTTACAAACTCCATAGCAACAGGATTTTGCTCTATATCCCCTACATGATATCTATATTGAGAAGGAGATATGACTTCTTTTACCTTATCCACTTCGTACTGCTCTATTGTTTGTTTTTCTTGTTCAGTATCAAGCACTGGAATCTGGACGCATCGACAATTAACATCATGACCAGGGTGACCAGTATCGGCAGGCGGATTGGCATATTCGAATATCTGCCCATCCTTTTCAGCATGGCTTGCACGCACACGCTCATCACCCGATGTTGACCACATGTATTTTTTTACGCCAACCTCTTCATGGCGTGCTCGAGTTAATGCTGCATTTAATTTTGAGGATTGGTCTCGAGCAATAAGCATTGCACGACTTTCTGCATCTTTCCCTAGTTTTTTGAGCTGTTCGGCTAAGTCTTTATTCAATGACCCCTGAACCATTGCTTGCATGACGGCATTTTGCACCTTATCAAGATATTGCGTGCGAATGGATTTGATTAATTGGATGTTACTTACCGTTAATTCATTTACCCTTTCTACAATATTTGGACTATTGCGTAAATAGGCGGATAAATCGATGCCAGTTTGATTTTTTAGGTTGGTTGATACTTCAGCATGGTTTTGCGCATCACCACGACTAACAAAGCCATTGGCGATATTTTCGGCCTGTGAAGTGCGGTCAGATTTTTCGTACTTTTCCAATACTTTCATCAGCGCTTTCGCACTAATCGCCTGGAACCCTTTCGCATCATCCATAAAAAAAGAGCCTTGCGGTTGTTGCATGGCTCTTTCTACATCATCGGTCATCGTTTTGACGAACTGTTTAAGCTGTTGTCTATACCAAAGCTCCGTTCTCTTGCTCATCTTCACTGGCTTGAACTTGCGTGCTTTCGCCTTCTGGTTCTTCAAAATTTCTGGCAAGTTCATCAGCATTTTTCATTTCCTCAATGTCATCAGCAGAGATATTGGCAAATAACCCACTTTCTCGGAGTTCGTTTGCTACTTGATATTCATTTAGTACGCCATTTTGAATTAACGTATTTGCCGCTGTAGCAAAGGTATTAAGCATATTAACTTGTTGTTCTTGTTTAACCACGGTCAATGGTAAAAATTCAAACCACCAGTCATCAGGTTGCCCGCCAAACAATTCATTGCATAGCAATGTATCAAGCACCTCAAGCACAGGACGCAATCTTGTCTCTTGTAATCGATGGATTGTTTCGTGGTAGTTTTGAATATCCTCATCACCACTTGCCAAACCCGAAACAGATTGCCCAAACAAAATGGTGACTGGCATATCAGCCGCACCTGCCACCGCATTGCGAAACTCTGTCAGTAAGTCTTTTAACCCACCGAAGGATAGCTCTTTTCGGTCATACTCATTTTCCGCATCAAGCAATAGGCTATTGGTCGCTGATTTAATCGACTGCACCGCTGAAATAACGTGAGCGACATCATTTTCTAAGCCTGCAGATATCTTGTCAGACAACCCTGCGATTTTGAAAATATCGATTTTACTTTCAAAAATAAGGTCGCCGACATTCGCTGAGGCACTATCAAAGCGTTTAAGTACATCAATAATCTTTTCAAGGTCTGATATACCCCAAATATCGTTGTCAGATAAGGGCGCATCATTGGCATTAATGATTAATAAGCGAGAATGATGCACTAAAACAGATTGTGTGCCGCCAGTAATGGTATATTCACTGTATCGACCAAAATTTGCGGAAAACACATCGTCATCCCGTTGTCCTGTAGGTGAGATTTTCCATTTAGGTAAGATAATTAATCGTTTTAAGCGCTCTGTAGGCTGCAATGGTGAGGTAATGTTAATTGTGTCAGTGACAATCAATAAACCCACCGCCCCATACAAACTAGACCATTGCAACGCTTTAGTTAACGTTTCACGTAGTTTTAATCTGCGCTCAAGTTTAGTGAATTCATCTAGCTGTTCAGATTTTAAGTCATTGGAAAAGATATCGCGCCAATTACGCACCATATCTTCAGAGCGTTTAATACATACCTTGTTTGCAATCCAGTTATCACGCCATAATGCTTCAATCTGCATTAAGTCATCCGTTAAACTCAGCCCACGAGCATAATACGTTTGCTCTTGTTTGCTGCCTAACTTCAGTGCTAGTGATTTGATACCATCTAAAAAATTCATCTTATAAATCCAGTAGTGATTTAGGTTTTGTTGGGGCGTAACACATAACTAACGCATCCGCCATATTTGGAGAAGGTATGCCGCGTTTTTTTTTTTACTTTTTTTTTTCTCCTTTTTCTCCC